CCAACGGCAAGCGGACGCTCATTCACTGCGTCGGCGGTACCTTCTTTCGCCGCGATGCGGCAGCAGCACGGGGAGCAGCAGCATGAAGAGCGCCGAAGAGCTTTTGACCGAATGGGGCATCTGGGTATGGCAGAAGACAGGCGTGCCCCGGTACGTCTCACCGATGCTGGCCATCATGCGCGACAACGTGCCCAGCACTCACGCGCCAGATGCTGCGATCACCGATGAAGAGGCAGAGACGGTATCGGCGGTAGTGGCCCGCCTGCAGCAGCGCTATCCGGAGGCATCCGAGGCCGTGCACATGTACTACTGCCACAACCGCACCATGGAGCAGATCGGAAAGGAGCTGGGTAAATCCCGCCACCAGGTGAAGGACATGCTGAGCCGAGTGCACGGCTACGTTGAGTCGGAATTCGACCGACGAATGGCAGCTTAATTTACATGTCGCGCCTGTTGACGTGTTAACGCCGATCTGGCAATCTGGCACAAATTGCGGTTTTACCGCTTCAGAAGAGCCCCTGCAGAAATGCCGGGGCTTTTTTGTTCCTGCCGACCTCTGAGTCGGTTTTTTTATGCCGATTCGAAAGCCAATCCGCGCTTCAGTCGGCAATCAAATACCAGTTTCGGGCGCTAAAGGCCGTTTGAATGGCTCGCCACCATGCGCCCAACAATTTCCGGCCCCTACCTCTTACTGCTTCCTAGCTCCCTGGCGGATAGCGACGGTATGTGAGGCCGGACCTATCAACTGCCCCATGCGGGATAACCGAGATGCCCAAGATGCCCGAGAAAAGTCCCGAAGTGTGGGCTGCGGTCCTCGCATGGCTGCACGCCATTGCTCCATCCCTGTACGCCTTTGCGCTGTCCGTGACGATCGCAGTCGTTCGAGTGATCTACGGGGGCGGCAGTAAGCGCCAGATGATCCTGGAGGGGCTGCTGTGCGGCCTGCTTACCTTGGCCCTCGTGCCGCTGGTTGAGTACTTCGGCCTGCCTCAGTCAATGGCTACCTTCGTCGGCGGCTGCTGCGGCTTCGTTGGTACTGAAAAGCTCCGCGAGCTGGCTATCCGGTTCGGGGAGAAGAAGGCGAGCGCATGAAACGCCCCCTCGCCATCCTGATCATCTTCTACCTCACAGCATGCGTATGCCTGATGGTGGGGATGGAGGCGTGGAAGTATTGGCGGAAACAACTTAGGAGCCCGCATGAGCACATACATCGTTCACGCCATAGGCGTTGAGCACCAGATCACCGCGCACACCTACACGCTTGGATCTGACGGGCTGAAGTTCATCGGCTCCGATGGCGTCACCGTTGCGATATTCACCACGTTCGACTGGATGAAGCTGGTCCAATCAGCTTCCTGATAAAAAATCAAGGGAAATCAAAATGGCAGCAGGCGGAAAGCGTGCAGGCGCTGGCCGTCCGGCTGGTCGCCGAAACAAAGTGACGGCCGACATCAAGGAGATTGCTCAGTCCTTTGGTGAGGAGGCCATCAAGTCTCTGGTAGAGATCGTTCGTGACGGCGAGGCGCCCCATGCGGCGCGTGTGTCGGCGGTCAAGGAGTTGCTGGATCGCGGCTATGGCAAGGCCAAGCAGGCGCTCGAGCATTCGGGCGGCATGACATACAACGTAGTGACGGGTGTTCCTCATGGCTCAGACGCAGACGATTGATCTGGGCTACCGACCAAGGCAGTGGCAGAAGCAGGTTCACAGCAAGCGCAAGCGGTTCACGGTGTGTGCGCTACATCGCCGGGCTGGCAAGACTGAGCTGGCGGTGATGGAGCTGGTCGACAAGGCCATGCAGTTCCAGCTGGACCTTGGTTTGTTCGCCTACGTGGCGCCGTATCTCAAGCAGGCCAAGGCAATCGCCTGGCTGCGACTGAAGCACTACTGCCTGAAGATCCCTGGCGTCGAGGTCAACGAGTCTGAGCTGTGGATCAGGTTTCCGCACAACGGCGCGACGATCCGTCTGTTTGGCGGCGACAACGCTGACGCAATGCGCGGACTTCGCCTAGATGGCTGTGTGATCGATGAGGTTGCGCAGATCAAGCCGGAACTGTGGGAGGAGGTGGTACAGCCTGCCCTGTCCGACCGCAAGGGCTGGGCGCTGTTCATCGGCACGCCGCACGGCCTCAACCTGTTCTCCAAGCTGTTCTTCGACGGCCAGTCCAAGGCTGATTGGCTAAGTGTTCGCTACACGGTGTACGACACCAGGGCGATTGAAGAGGGCGAGGTCACGCGTTTGCGGGCCGACATGAGCGAGAACGCTTTTGCCCGCGAGTACCTGTGTGACTTCTCGGCGGCCGGTGATGACCAGCTGCTTAGTCTGTCCGAGGTCGAGGATTCAAGTCGCCGCACGCTGCGCGAGGATCAGTACAGCTTCGCTCCCGTCGTCCTGGGCGTTGACGTTGCCCGCTATGGCGATGACTCGTGCGTGATCATGCGGCGCCAGGGGCTCGGCTCGTTCCCTCCGCTGGTGTGGCAGGGCATCGACAACATGACCTTCGCCGGCCATGTGGCGCAGCAGATCACACAGCACAAGCCTGACGCCGTGTTCATCGACGCTGGCCACGGGCAGGGCGTTATTGACCGGCTGAGGCAGCTTGGCTTCCACGTTATCGAGGTTCACTTCGGCGGCGCCGCTGGGCACCCGCGGTTCAAGAACAAGCGCGCCGAGATGTGGTACGCGATGGCCGACTGGATCAGGCAGGGCGGCGTTATCCCGGCTGACTCCAGGCTCAAGCAAGACCTGGCGACTCCGACCTACAGCTATGACAAGGCCGGCAAGATCCAGCTCGAGGCGAAGGATGACATCAAGGCCCGCGGCCTGCCGTCTCCCGACATCGCCGACGCACTGGCCCTGACCTTCACCTTCCCGGTGCAGAAAGCAGAACACTCACACGCTCAGGGCAATGCCCTGCTGAGCGACTACGACCCGTTTGCGAGGCAATGACCCATGTGCAGCAGCAAGCTGAAAAAGATCATCAAGAAGGTTGACCCGCTGATGGGTGGCGACAAGGTGCTCGACTCGCTCGGCCTGCCATCCGTGTTCGGCGACAAGCATGGAATGGTGCAGGAGCCTGTCGAGATGGGCGCCACGCAGGTTGCCAGCGCACCGGAAGCCCCGACCGAAGTAGACGGTGGCGTGCTGGCTGCTCGTGAATCCGAGCGCCGCCGCCGCGCTGCTGCCGCTGGGCAGAACAGCACCATCCTGACTGGCGGGCTTGGTTCCGCAAACACCGGGCAGAAAACTCTGTTGGGGGCGTAAATGGCTGACTCTCTGCGTCAACGGCTGGATCGCCGGCTCTCTCAGCTCAAGCTGGAGCGCGACCGGGGCTGGTTTCCGCTGTGGCGTGAGATCAGCGACCACATTGCCCCGGACATGGGGCGCTGGAACGCAACCGATGCTAACGAAGGCAAGCGCCGCGACCAGCTGATCATCAACTCGACTGGCCGGTCTTCACTGAAGATCCTGGCCTCGGGCATGTTCTCCGGCATGACCAGCCCATCGCGGCCTTGGTTCAAGCTGGCAACGCCCGATGCGGCGCTGATGGAGTTCGGCCCGGTCAAGTCCTGGCTGCATCAGGCTGAGAAGGTGCTGCAGGACGTGTTCGCACGCTCCAACCTCTACAACGTGCTGCCCACGCTCTACGCCGAGCAGGGCGCATTCGGCACCGGCGCCATTGCCTGCATGCCGGATGACGACGAGTTTGTGCGGTTCTACAACTTCACGGCCGGCAGCTACATGGCCGCCACGAGCGCCAGGCAGCAGGTGGACACGCTCTACCGCGAGTTCCGCATGACGGCGCGGCAGATGGCCCAGCAGTTCGGCAGGGACGCGCTGAGCACCACTGTTCGCACGATGCTGGACAACAACCCTGACGGCTGGGTCGATGTCTGCCATGCAGTCGAGCCGAACGACGAGCGCGACCCGGCACGGCCAGACAACCGCAACATGCCGATCCGCTCGGTTTACTGGGAGAAGGGCGGCGACGCGGACAAGGTGCTGCGCCAGTCAGGCTTCCAGAACTCGCCGATCATGGTCCCTCGCTGGGATGTGAATGGCGAGAACGTCTATGGCGCCGGGCCTGGCTGTGTTGCGCTGGGTGATACCAAAGCCCTCCAGCTGATGGAGAAGCGCAAGGCCCAGATGCTGGAGAAGCTGGTTAACCCGCCCATGGGTGCGCCGGCCTCGCTGAAGGGGCAGCGTGCGTCGATCCTGCCGGGCGACATCACCTACCTGGACACGACCAACATCGGCCAGCAGTTCGCTCCGCTGCATGAGATCAACCCGTCTGCCTACTCGGCGCTGCGGGCAGAGATCGAGGCGCACGAGCAGCGTATCGAGTCCGCGTTCTTCGTCGACCTGTTCCTGATGATCAGTTCGATGGACGACGTGCGCACCGCGACTGAGATCGCTGCGCGCAAGGAAGAGAAGATGCTCATGCTCGGGCCGGTACTTGAGCGCATGAACGATGAGCTACTGGATCCGCTGATCGATCGTGTGTTCGGCATGATGCTCGAGCAGTCGGCGCCGCGCTGGTCTGGCCTGCTGCCAGGCAATCCGATGCTGCCGCCGCCTCCTAAGGAGCTGGCCGGCATGGACCTCAACGTCGAGTACGTGTCGATCCTGGCTCAGGCGCAGAAAGCCCTGGGCGTTGCAGGCATCGAGCGCGCCGTGAGCTTCGCGGGCAACCTCGCCGGCATCCAGCCTGACATCGTCGACAAGATCGACTTTGACCAGGCCGTCGACGAGTACACCGCCATGCTTGGGCGTGCCGCCGACCATGATCCGCTCGGACGAGGACGTTGCGGCACTACGCCAGCAACGTGCCGAAGCCCAGCAGCAACAGCAGGCGATGGAGCAGATGAGCGCGGGCATTCAAGGCGCCAAGCTCCTGTCCGAGACCAACGTCACCGACCCTAGCGCACTGACCGCACTGGTAGGCCCATGACCAACGCAAGCGATGAACGCGCCCTGAAAGATGCGGCGCGAGAGGAGCGGCTTGCCCGCGAAACAACCTCGGCCGACTTCAAGTGGCTGATGAACGACCCGCGCGGGCGCCGCTTCGTGTGGCGCCTCATGGGCCGCTGCAAGGTGTTCGAGCCCGTCTTTAACACCCATGGCGGCGTGATGAACTTCAACGAAGGCCGGAGAGATACCGGCCTTTTTCTTTTGGGCGAGATCGATCGGCTGTGTCCCGCGCAGTTCGCGGTAATGGCAGCAGAGAACGCCCGCAAACCCGAGGAAACGGAAACCAATGACTGACTCGACTACAGCCAGCGCCCCGGAAACAACCACCAGCGCAGCGACAGACGTTCAGTCCGGAGCCCCAGTCGAAGCCCCTCAGCAAGCACCGGCAACCCCGGAGCCTGCCGCAGAGGTCAAGCCAGGGGACACCGGCCAGCCGCCGCAGCCTGAATACACCGACTTCTCCCTTGCCGATGGCATGGATCTCGACACCGAAGTGCTCGACAGCTTCAAGGGGATCGCCAAAGAGCTTGGCATCACCCAAGAGGCCGCACAGAAGCTGATCGATCTCCAGGGCCAGCTCGAGGCAAAGCGAGCGGTGGCGCAGCAGCAGCAACTGGCCGAACAGGCGCAGCAATGGGCCGCCGCCGTAAAGGCGGACAAGGAGATCGGCGGCGAGAACTACGACAAGAGCGTGGCGACCGCCGTTAAGGCCATCGAGCAATTCGGCAGCCCCGAACTGCGCAATCTGCTGAGCGAGACCGGAATCGGTAACCACCCCGAACTGGTCAAGTTCTGTCATCGCATTGGCAAGGCACTGAGCGAGGACAACCTCGTGATGGGCGGCAATCAGAAGCCATCCGCGCGTACCGCTGACGTGCTGTTTGGCGACATCAAACTGAGTTGAGGACTGACATATGGCAACCCTGAGCACCACCAACCCCACGCTGGCGGACCTCGCCAAGCGCAAGGACCCGGACGGCAAGATNGCCAAGATCATCGAGCTGCTGAACGGCACCAACGAGATCCTGGACGACATGCCATGGATGGAAGCCAACGACGGCACCGGTCACAAGACCACCATCCGCTCCGGCCTGCCGCAAGGCACCTGGCGCAAGCTGAACTACGGCGTGCAGCCCGAGAAGTCGACCACTGTGCAGGTGCGCGACGGCACCGGCATGCTGGAAAGCTACGCCGAGGTTGATCGGAAGCTGGTCGAGCTGGCGAAGGACAAGGCCGGCTTCATGCTCTCCGAGCACAAGGCCTTCCTCGAAGGCATGAACCAGAACATGGCCACCCAGCTGATCTACGGCGACGCCTCGCTGAACCCGGAGCGCATCACTGGCCTCGCGCCGCGCTTCAACAGCAAGAGCGCCGAGAACGGCCAGAACATCATCGACGCGGGCGGTACCGGCTCGAACAACACCTCGATCTGGCTGTGCTGCTGGGACGAGACCACCATCCATGGCATCTATCCGGAAGGCACCGTTGGCGGCCTGAAGGTTGGCCCGAACAAGGAAGAAACCCTGACCGACGCCGTTGGCGGTCGCTACGAGGGCATCCGCACTCACTACGAGTGGAACGCCGGCCTCACCCTGCGCGACTGGCGCTACGTGGTGCGCATCGCCAACGTCGATGTCACCGCGCTGAGCAAGAACGCCTCGGCCGGTGCTGACCTGATCGACCTGATGGTCCAGGCCATCGAGCTGCTGCCGAACGCTCGCGTCGGTCGACCGGTGTTCTACGGCAACCGCACCGTGCGCAGCTTCCTGCGCCGGCAGATCGCCAACAAGTCCAACGTCTGGCTGAACATGGAAGAGGTCGCAGGCCGCAAGGTCATGACCTTCGACGGCGTTCCGTTCAAGCGCGTTGACGCCATCCTCAACACCGAGGCTCGCGTGGTTTAAGCCGCGCAGCCTCTGACACAGGAGAGTTTCACATGGCGATCATCGATCGTTTCCTTCAGGTCTCTGCCGGCCAGGCCGTGACCGCTTCCGCTGCGTCGACCGACGTCATCGACGCCGGCTCCACCAAGAACGCCAGCATCGGCCGCGACATCGGCGCTGGTACTCCGCTGTTCATGGAGTTCGACGTGCTGACCACGGCCACGGCTGCAGGCGCTGCCACTGTCACCTTCTCGGTGCAGGACTCGGCNGACAACAGCNCCTTCNCTGATGTCGTGGCTACCAAGGCCGTGCCGCTGGCNGAGCTGACCGCTGGCAAGCAGTTCTTCCTGCCGCTGCCTCCGGGCNTGCGTCGNTACGTGCGCGNCTACTTCACCGTNGGCACCGGCCCGCTGACCGCTGGCTCGTTCAACGCGCAGATCGTCGACGGCGCCAACTACCAGCGTGCCTATCCGGACCTGCTGTAAGGAGGTAGCCCATGCGCGTTAAAGCCACGGCGCCCGGGTTCTACGGCCGCCTGCGCGATGTCGGCGAGGAGTTCGACATCAGCGGCGAGCAAGACCTGGGCAACTGGATGGCGAAGGTTGGCGACAAGCCCAAGCCTGAAGCCAAGGCAAAGCCCGGCCCCAAGCCGGCCGCCAAGCCTGAAGAAAAACCGGAAGACAACCTTCCGGACGCGTAACACCAGGGGCCTTCGGGCCCCTACTCATTTCCGGAGATCGCATGGCCAGTGTCGTCCAAATCTGCAACATGGCGCTCACCCGAATCGGGCAGAACCAGTTCATCGACTCGATAGACGAGCAGAGCAAGGCGGCCGAGTTGTGCGCGCTCCACTATGAGCAGTGCCGCGATCAGGTGCTGCAAGACTTCCCTTGGCCGTTTGCCGAGGCGCGTGTCTCGCTGGCCGACATAGGGTCGCCGCCGCAGAACTGGGGCTTTCGGTACCGCTACCCGACCGACTGCTTGCAGATCCGGCACATCACCACGCCTGGTATGCGGCAGCCTCGGGTCGAGCAGCGCGTTCAGTTCAAAGTCATCAATGCTACTGGCGGGCGAGCGATCGTCACCGACCAAGAGCAGGCCGAACTGGTTTACACGCTGAAGGTTGAGGACACGACTTACTTCTCTCCGCTGTTCACCAGCGCCCTTGCGTGGCGCCTCGCGGCAGAGCTGGCAATGGGTCTGCAGGCGCGCCCCGAGAACTACAGCGCGGCCATTCAGAACTACCTAATCACCATCGACCAGTCCCGAGCCCTTGCGTTTGAAGAAAGCGAGGAGGGGCCGTTTCCTGAATCCGAGTTCATACAGGCGCGCAACTAATGGGAACATCCACCATTCAGCCGTCGTTCGCGGCCGGTGAGCTTGCGCCTTCACTGTATGCGCGCGTCGACCTCGCCCGTTACCAGACTGGCCTGCGCCTGTGCTCGAACTTCTTCGTCATGCCCTATGGCGGCGTGAAGAATCGCCCCGGCACCGTGTTCATCAACGAGACCAAAGGCAGCGGCGCGGCCCGCCTGATCCCGTTTCAGTTCAACGATGAGCAGACCTATGTCCTTGAGTTCGGCAGCCTGTACATGCGCGTCTACAAGGACGGCGGCGTGGTCGAGTCGAGCCCTGGCGTGCCATATGAAATCGCAACGCCGTTCACCGCTGCGCAGCTGTTCGAGCTGAACTACACGCAGTCGGCTGACATCATGACCATCGTGCATCCATCGCATGAGCCGCGGCAACTGTCGCGCCTGGGGCATGACAACTGGACGCTGGCGACAATCAGCTTCGTTCCAAGCATCGCTGCGCCGACAGGTTTGTCTGGCTCGGCTCGCTCGGGCGGCTCTGGCGACACTACTTCATATCGCTACGTCGTTACCGCAGTGGCTGATAGCGAGGTTCCGGAAGAAAGCCTGCCTTCTGCATCGGTCACCGTTGCCAGTTGGGACAGCAAGGCCGGCGCTACCTTGAGCTGGTCCGCTGTCTCTGGCTCGGACTATTACAACGTCTACAAGGACAGCAACAGTTCAGGCATCTACGGCTTCATTGGCAAGGCTGATGGCCTGACCTTCAACGATATCAACATTGCGCCGGTCAAGACCGACACGCCGCCGACGGGAAACAATCCGTTCGTGGGTGCTGGCAACTATCCGGGCGCTGTGGGCTATTACCAGCAGCGCCTGTGCTTCGCTGGGTCAGACCTAGCGCCACAGACGTTCTGGATGAGCAAGACCGGCAACTTCAAGAACTTCGGCTATGCCACGCCGGTAAAGGATGACGATTCGATCACCTTCACCATTGCCTCGCGCCAGGTGAACCGATTCCGGCACATCCTGCCGTTGCGGCAGCTGCTGGGCCTGACATCCGGTGGAGAGTGGGTCATCTCTGGTGGCGAATCNGGCATCACAGCCAAGACCGTCAAGGCNGAGATTCAGAGCTACAACGGTGTNTCGAAGATTCCGCCGATCGTCATAAACGACTCGGCCATCTACGTGCAGCAGCGCAACAACGCAGTGTCCTCNCTGGCCTACACCTTCGAGGCTGACGGGTTNTCNGGCGATGACCTGACCAAGTTCTCGCCGCACTTCTTCCGNGGCTACACNCTGNTNGACTGGACCTATCAGCAGATCCCTGACCGCCTGGTATGGGCGGCGCGCAATGACGGGGCCTTCCTCGGCATGACCTTCCTTCCGGAAGAGCAGCTGTTGGCCTGGCATCAGCACCACACGGACGGCTTTGTTGAGTCGGTCTGCTGCATTGCAGAGGGTCAGATGGACGCGCTCTATTTGCTCGTTCGCCGCACCATCAACGGCGTGACGAAGCGTTACGTCGAGCGCATGGCAACCCGCGACATTACGGATGCTGAAGACGCGTTCTTCGTGGACTGCGGCCTGACCTATGACGGGCGCAACAAGAATGCAGCGGCAACTCTGACGCTCAGTGGCGGCACCGACTGGAAGTATCCGCAGACGGTAACCGTCACGGCGACCGGGCACACGCCATTCACTGCCGGCAGCGTTGGCCGTACCTACCGGCTTCGCTCTGGCACTGAAATGGTTCGGGTTGAGGTCACTGCCTACACCTCGTCGACCGCAGTCACCGCCAAGCTGTTGGAGATATGCCCGGAAAGCCTGCGCGGCGTAGCAGTAAGCGACTGGGCGCTGATGGCGGAGACGATTGCCGGCCTGGGTCATCTCGAAGGTAAGACCGTCGCCATCCTCACCGACGGCGATGTGCACCCGCAGCGCGTGGTGTCGGGCGGTTCTATCAGCCTACAGCACGCTTCGGCGGTGGTTCATGCCGGCCTTCCCTATGTGGCCGAGATGGAAACGCTCGAGATCGACTGGGCGGATGGTAACTCCGGCACGAAGCTGGACCGGAAGAAGATCATTCCGAGCGTCACTGCGTACCTGGAAGCCTCCCGTAACTTCTGGGCGGGGCCAAAGCGCGGCGGGAAGTTGTACGAGTCGAAGCCGGATTACCGAGAAACCTACGACGCACCGGTCGCCACGACTACAGGCATAACCGAACTGAAAATCGAATCAGTCTGGCAAGAGTCTGGCCGCGTCTACATCCAGC